ATAAATTCTCACAAAACCACTACCGCCACCGTTACCACCGCTAGTTCCTACACTAACATCACCGCCAGCACCGCCACCAATTAAAATAGCCTTGTGTATTATTTTAGAGTTTGGTGGTGTCCATAGTGCGCTAATTTCTATAAACTCAGTTACTAATCCGCTTATCATATCCACGACTTCTATCATTTTAAAAACTCCCTTAAACTAAAACTTTTAAATCTATTTGAATTTGAACAACCCCGTTTGTCGCTTGGTCTAAATTTGCACCTAAACTATCAGCCGTTATTTTTAATAATGTTGTATTAGCCATATCAAAAGCACCACCGTAAGTGTGATTTCGTGCCGTTGTATCTGATACCACCTGTGTAACATCAAAAGGTATAGCCAATTTTTGCAAACTACCGACAACGCCACATTTAACAGTATAACCAGTTATGCCCGCACCTAAAAATTGACTATCGTGTTTTATAAAAGTGTTTGATACTTGCGTTTTCGCTGGTAGCGGGAATAGGTCTATAGTGTTGGTTAAAGCGGCGGTTGAAAAATCAGTATATGATTTTACTATTTTGGTATAGATACCACCAGAGGCGAGCAAACCTATTTCGCCTATAACGGTGTTGGGTGATCCAATTCTAACTATTTTTATAGTCCTGTTTTCCGCAATGTAAAAATCGCCTGCGGGGTTTGCTACTCTGCCTAAATCTGCAGAGCCGTCCTTTATTTGTGCGCCCGTTAATTCTACATACGGAATAATGGCGTTTTCGCTCCATTGGTTATCTTTTAATTTTTGGTTAAGCGAATTACTTTCTAAAATTTGTAAAAGCTGATAAATTTCTGTCGTTGTAGATTTAGCCATTTTTAAAATTGCTCCGAAAAAAGTTCTAAAGTTTCCCGCTCATTCTCATTTAAAATTTTACCAAATATTAAAATATTTTGCATAACGCCGTCGTAAAAATTTAGGTTAGGGCTTGCCGATTTTGCACCCACAGTAAATGAAACTACATCACCTAAAATGGCGTCATTAGTTCCCGTTTGTAAAACGCCGTCAATGTAAAGGCTTAAATTTCCCGCACCGTCATAGGTGATAACTGCCGAAAATTTATTAGTGGTTATTGCACCACTTTTTGAAATAGCCGAACCGTTATAAACAGTCGCCCGTAAAATTCCATTTTCAAAAGATATGGAAAATTTATCGGACGCACCTAAAATATTGTTAATCAAAACTTGCGCCGTTGTTACATTTGCGGGCGTTGCTGTTATAAAAATAGAAAATGCGCTACCTGCCGACACCTCGCTTAAAACAGTGCGCTCTAAAAGATTATCCGTGCCATTAAAAGAAATTAAATTACTTGTTTTATTAAAAATAGGTTGCTTTGTTGCCGTCGCCTGTGCCAAATCATAAGCGTTCCCGCTCTGGTCGTAAAAAGTTTTTAAATAGCCTGTATCACTGCTTACATTTTCCAAAGCATTTATAATAAAGTCGTTAAAATCTAGCCATTTTTTTAGTAAATAAGTATCAATAAAATTGCGCCTAAAAATAAAATCACGGTCATCATTTGAGCCCGCATCCACTGCGGTATCGGTTGAATTATTGCGCCTTAATTCTAAGCAATCACCCAAATAATTACTTTTTAGGTAATTAATCCCGCAAGCAAAAAGCATATCGGAAATGTCGCTAGACAAAGGGGGGATATCCTCTGGTTTTACAAGTTCTACTTTAAGCGTTGTTTTAAAATCTGCCGAATGATTGATACCTATAATTTTATAAAAATCATTTTCGATTATTTTTACTGCCCCGACGGCTTGCCCCAAAATCCCTTCATCTAATTTTGACACATCCAAAATAAAAGCACCATTGTCGCCCGCAATATCAATGCGCCTAAGTTTGCATAAGTCAAAAAGTTTGGCGTCTGGGTAAAATGGCAAACTAACATTAAAGGTTAACTTTGGATTTTCTGTTTGACTGCCAATAAAATTTAAAAGGTTTTGCCGTTCGGTAACATTATCTATAAACTCAATATCCACATCTTTTGAAGTTCCAAATGTTTTACTGTCGCTTATAAATTCTAGTGATGTGTCCTTCCAAAACCATTTCTCAACTACATTTTTACCGCCCTGATTAAAATCATAAACTGCTAACTTTCTCTCTGGGTAAGTTAAAAAACTATGCTTAACAACGCTTGTGGGTTTTGCGGGTCTAAAATAAAAAACATTATTTTTAACATAAAAAATGGAATGCCCAAAAGCTAAATCTTTTAAAAGGTCAATAACTTTAGTGTCGGGTTCAATTAAACTTAAATTTATACTTTGCGTATCATAGCCCGCCGTTATGTTATCTGCGTTAACTTCAAAAAAAGATGTAAACTGCCCTCGGTTCATAACTTCCAAAACCAAAGTGTTTACAGTGATTGCGGTAAGCGTGCCAAGTTCGGCTATATTTAGCGTACTTAAAATTGAAATTAAAGCACGGGCGCTAAATTTCTCCGTGTTGTCTTTAGTAGTTTTAGCCGACTTGTCATCAATCAAACCTTGGAATGTTTCCGTTTCAATTAAAACGGGGTTGTCTATATCAGTATAGCGGTCTACATACCCTTCCATAATCCTTACAAGCGAATTGTGGCGAATGAAATTTACAAAAATTGAGTTAGGGTTATTTTCGTCTGACATTTCGCCGTGTATATTTTTTAAAGTTAGACTTGCCGAGCCTACTTTAACATCACCAAATTCATATAAATTGTCGGCTATTTTTTCACTTATTGGCGACACGGATTTATTTAATAAAAAACCCGAAACATCAAACCAGTCATCCTCATATTCTTTTACTTTTTTAACCGATACATTGTCAATCTCTGCCGTAAAAGAGCTTAACCCTTTTAAATAAAGCGTACTGTCGCCCAATGCCCTTATTTTAAAGGTGTAAATACCGTTGAGTGCCACATTTTGACCTACTGACTGGTCGCCTATTAGAATTTGGAAAGTACCGGCAGAATAATTGGTCATCAAAAAAGTTATTTCATACAAAAATCCTGTTTGCAAATTAATGTTTTGCGACAGGCTTTGATTTGTTACCCCCGTCGCTATGGCTTTACCGCCTGCAATAGTCCAGCCTGTCCCCTTAGCCCAGTCTGTATCAGTGGTAAAATCACCATTGGCCACAAGTTCCGTTGCAAAAACTTCGGTAATGGCAAGACGCCGTTTTAATTCAATTCGTCTGCCGTGTTTTATCTCACTATATCTATTATAAATCTGTTTATTTGTAAGCATTTTTTTATGATACCTCAACTAAACGGATACGGTCGTTTAGTCCCGTCCAGTATAAATTTTTAGTTAAAGACGGGTTGCCACCACGCACCCGCGCAACTTTGTAAATATCTTTAAATCTATACGGCGCAAAAGAATATATAAACTGCCCCTCGACGCCCGCATTAATCCAAATATGAAACTCCGTTTTCCTTCTTTTTAAAGTTTCCAAAAGGTCTATGTCATTTTGGTTTATGTGGCTTTTAATATTTAACGAAAATTCTAAACTGTCGCCCTTTGTAATTACTATGTTTTTACTGTCCTCTTTTTTCAAAACCTTTTCGTTTAGTTTTTCTGTCGGGTTCGGGTTTATGGGAAACTCTAAAGTACCGATTAAATCAAAGGCATAAATATTGTAAATTTCCTTTTCGTTATCGGCAACAATGGTATTACTGCCTGTTATTCTAATTTTACTCATTGTTATTTTTGCGTTTAATAAAACATAGATGTATTTTCCGTCGGCAGATTTTGTTATAACTGCATTAACGCCGTCGGTTACGGTCTGCCACGAACCGTCGTAATATTCAAAAGCAATATTAGCAATGTTGGTATTGTAAATATAAAACGCTCTTATATCTCTATTCGTTTCTAAATCACGCCCTAACGAAATGGCGTCGCCGTCGGTGTCCTCACCACTTGAAAGCCACCGAGTATCTTTGCGCCCGTCAAACGCAAGCCATTTAACGGCGTCATTGCTAGACACCGCAACCGTTCCGCCAAATTCCTGTAATGCAAAGTTAAAATCAAAAAATGTAATGCCTTTAAATATTGCCATAGTTAACCCTTATTTTTGGTATAAATTTTAAGGTAAAAAAGAAGTTATTATTTTTTAAACAAAAGTAAAAAGATTTATTTTTTTCTGCTTTAAAGTAAATATCAATTTTTGCCAAACAAAAACTATTCTCATATTTTTTTATGAGTTCAATTTTTAACCTTAATTTAAAAAACTGTAAAATAAATTCCATATTAAAAAATCCTATTGTGCCGTCGTCGGAAATGGTGACAATGTTCTGCTTATAATGTCATCGGAAATCATATCGTGTAGGGAGCGTGCCAATTCCTCTGGCGTACTTCCAATTAAACTGCCCTCAACAATTATATTAATGTCCATATTGCTACTACTATTTTGATTATTAGTAACTGCGTCTGGCGCAGATAATTGTAAATCACCACTGCGTAAAAATTGAGCCTCTCTAGCGGGTACTACTATTTCGCCTGCGTGAATATTCGCAAGCATATCATTAGGCACTTTGTCCGTGCCGACTGCAAAACTTGTTGCGCCTATCTGTGCAATTTGCACCGCACCCGCTGTGGCTACTTTTGCGGCGGCGGCTATGTTAGCCGGGAACGGCAATGTTAACGCCTTTGTAATTCCTTCTGCTACATTTATAGTCGCCTTTCCTATGCCGATACCCTTTTGAATGGTGGCGTTATTCTTTGAAAGTGTAGCCAAATTATTTAAGGTTGCGCCTGTGTCTTTTACACTTTCGGAATTTAAAACCTTATTTAGTTTAGAAGTAGCTTTTTTAGCACCCTGTTTTTTAGCCTCAATTGCCGCAAGTCTACCCGCAAACTCCTCATTAATTAAAGCCTCTTGTTCGTTAAACTGTTTTAATATTTCAGTTTTTGCAAGTCCTTCTGTTTCCCATTCAATTATTTTGTTCTCTAAATCTGCAAAGCGTAAATCTTTTTCTAGTAATAATTTTTCCTCAATGGCTAATAATTCCGCCTCGTTTGCGGCGGTTTTTATTGCTAAAATTTGCGCCGCCTCTTCCTGTGTCATTATTACTTTTTCATTTGACGCATCTTTTAAGTTTTTATTTTTAGCATCTGCAATTTCTTTGGCTGTTTTAGCTTCTTCCTCTTCTTTTTCTTTGGCGTCATCAGTGGATTTTTTTCTACGATTTGAAACATTATCTATAGCCATATTCCATTCATCAGCCCAAGCCCCAGCGACCGTTTGCACACTGGCTATTAATGAAATATCCTCTTTGCCAAAAAGTTTACGAATGCCGTTTAATAAGTCCTCAACAACCAAAAGTGTGTCATTTGCAAACGACACGAAACCGCCTAAAACATTTGTAAAGAAATTCTTAAATAAATCAAACCAAGACTTAATCGTGTCGGCAAAAACTATCCTTAAAAATTCTAAAACATTTGCCGTTTTTTCCTGTATACCGCCCCAGTTCTTTTGCCAAGCAACAAATAATGTGCCGACCGCAACAATTAATGCGCCAATTCCTGTGGCAACCATAGCCACCTTTAACGCCCGCAAAGAAAAAACGCTACCCCATATTGCTTTTGTCAATAATCCAAAACTAGAAATTAATTTAGTAAGGGTAAATTGTTTTACAAAAATTGTGTTTAAGATTAACTGTGCTTTTAAAGCATTAAAACCGATACCAAGCGCACCTATTGCCTTTGTCGCATTTATAACTTGCCCCGTCATTATCAAAAGCGCACTTCCAAAAATACCAACAAAAGCTACCGCGCCACTTATACCCGCACCAAATAAAACTAAAGTAGCTATATTATTTTTAGTGCGTTCGCTCATTTGATTTAATTTTTTTATAAAGTCGGTAACAATTTGTATTGCTGGTTTTAATTTTTCCGCAAAAAAAGCACCAAAAGAAATACGCAAAACATTTAAATTTCCTACTAATAATTTAATTGCAAACGAAAATGTTTCAAGCTGTTTTGCGTAAGCCTCATTTAAGCCCGTGCCGTTTTCAATATCGGAATTAATGTTTACTATTGTTTTTCTAAGGTTTTCTATTTCAGCCTCGCCAAGTGCGCCGACGGCTGTTAATGCTCTTATGTTCGGTATCATTTCTGCCAAAGCGTCTGGGTTTTCTTTTGCGGCTATGGCTAATTTTTTTAAAACTTCTGTAAAGTCGGCAGATTTTAAAGCGGATGCGCCAATAGGTATATTGTATTTTTTCATTACGGAAATTGCTTGCTCCGTTGGCTTTAATAATCCCGCTATTGCGCCCTTTAAAGCCGTACTAGCCTCTTCCGTACTTAAACCCCCGAGCGTTAACTGCGACATAGTGGCAAGTAAAGTTTTAAATCCTATACCCGCCTGTTTTGCAATAGGCGCAATTTTACCAACATTAGCCGCAAGTTCGCCCACCGTTGTTTTACCCGCTTTTTGTGCTGAGAAAAAAGCATTTGCAACATCACTCGCTACTACCGTTTCCTTTCCGTATGCGTTAATTACAGAAGTTAGACCGTCAACCGATACGCTTAAACTGGTTACACCGCCTATGGCTAATTTTTGCGCAATGGTAAAAGTTTTTAAAGATTTTGCGCCTGCGCCCAAAGCCGATACAGTATCAAATAATGCTTTGTTGCTATCCTCTATGGCAAAGCCCATCCCAATTGCATCTTTGGCAACTTTTTTTAAATCACTTCCGAAATTATTTAATTCTGTTTTGCCTAAAAGAGTAAAAACATTGGTAACGCCTTTTTCAAATTCAGAAAATGGTTTTATTGTGGAAATTATCCCTGCGGAAATTCCTGCAAATGCAATAGCGCCAACTTTCGCAACATCCATAAAGCTAGTTTTAAGGGTGTTTACTTTGCCCTCAATTTGCTTTGTGTCTGCTAAAAAGTTTAATACCACATTTGTACTTAAAGCCATTTTTTATTATTTCCTATTTTTACCGTCTATAAAACTTTGTTGAAATTCAATAAATTTTTTAAAATGGGTGTTAGCATTATTAAAAGACCTATTGCTTTTAGCACTAAAAACCGAACCCGCCGCTTGCATACTATTCGCCCTACCAATATTGTTAAAGGCTAAATCCATTAAAGATATACGCCCGTATTGCTCGCACAAAATTTGAATTTTACGCATTGTCAAATAGCCTACTTCGTTAAATGTGTAGCCCGCTTTAAAAACTAATATTCCGATGACATCTTCAAAATTTAGCTTTTTTTTTCCGCTTGCTCTGTGTCATTTTCGTTCTTTTTTTCCACAGGCAAAGAGGCTTTATAGGCATTTAAAGCAACGCCCATTTTTTCGCTCATTAGTTCCATATCGTCAGATGTCACGCTTCCGCAAAAGTCATCGTAACTTAAATTTTGTTTAGTTTCTTTTGGCAAGCCCGCATATAAAAACTTAGCTATCGTTAGCATTGGTTTCATATTTAGAAATTTTTCTAACTCAACTAAAGCTAAAGGTATGCCCTCATTTTCTAAATATATTAAAGATTTTAAAGGATAATCTAATAAAATCTTTTTGCCCCCGACTGTAATTTCAAAATCTTGGAAAAAACCTGCCAAACTATTGAATTTTTTATCTGCCATTTTTACTGCCTCCTTAGGATTTTTTTACTATTGAGGGCGAGCATAACCCGCCCCCAAACTAACTAACTCACTTTAACTACAAATAACATCTGCTTTCATTTTGTATTGCGTGTAAAGGTTTCCACCATTACACGGGTCTATTAATATTTCGCCTGTCAAGGTATACTCTGCAAATTCTCGCGAAATTGCCGAGAACGGTATACCACTAGGTACGCTTACTTTATGGAAGTCAATATATTCTAAACTGCCGTCTGCCAATTTAGGTTTTACGGCTAATATTCCCATATATTTTGTTTGAGGATTTGCGCCTACTGATGTGATAACGCTACCGTTATTTACGCCCCTGACATCCAGCGCCGCAATGTCGCCTACCACAAATGCAATAGTGCCACTTCCGCCATTAATGGTTATACCAAGTTCGTCCACATCTACCATACCGCCTGTGTCGGGGATTATTACAGCTTCGGCAACTAAACCACTGTCGCTTAAAAATGCGCCCTCGCCCTGTGGTGTGCCAACTAAATAAATATCTAATTCATTTGCAAGCGCTGTCGCCTTAAAAATAAGTCTGCCAAAAGGTATATTAGCCTCTTTGCCAACTTTGGAAACAACGCTTGCAATTCCTGTGGCTATATCAAAAATTGACACGCCATTTGTATTTACAATCGTGCCAAAATTACCGCTTACCTCTGCGACATTTTCAGTTTGCACTCCTTCTTCAAAAGTGGTAAACGCAAAGTCGGGGTATTCTCTCAATACCATTGATATAGGATTAGCCGCTACTCCCGCCTCACTTGCCACCGCACCGTCAAAATTTCCACCGTGAAGTAACACATTTTCTCTAGCCCGCTCGCTAGTAAATTCTTGCATAACCCTAAAAATCCCGTAAGGGTCTTTATTTTTTAATTTATATGGAATAATATACTGTATTCCAAATCTGCCGTTAACATTTAACATTTTTTTACCTCGCTATTTTTATTTTTCAAAATGACAGTCGAGCCATTTCATTTGGTTTCGTAATTCAAAGGGGATGTCTTCCCAAACCGTGCCCGCTTTTACAGTGCCTTTTTTATGTAAAATTCGGGTTATTTTTGTTTTCCTACCTGCGAAATTAAAAACACTAAGCCTTTTACCGTCGGCTCTGTAAAGCGTTTTTTCGCCTAAGTTTGTACCGCTATCTTTTAATGTTTTGTACCCTGTGCTTACCGCTTTGTGCTTATTTAATATCTTTTCTGTGTCTTTTTTCATTTCATCTGCTTTCATTTTTTTATGCCTCCAATTTTTTTATTAAGCGAATTTGTAATTCAGCTGTATTCCTGACCCTACAACCTGTGCGCCATTATCAAAATTGCGCCTCACGGGTAGTAGTGCCGTCATTGTATATCCAAAATCTACCGAGTTACTAGACCTATTCCCGCAAACTCTTAAAAGTGCGTCGCCGTATCGTAACCCCTTACGATAGGCGTTGTTATTATTCCCGGCGTCTTTTAATGTAAACCAAATTGAAACGACTACATTTAACTCCGTTGCGGCTCTGCCTATTGAATTGGGGTCCAGATTGATAGTGTCATCTAAAACTATGTCAACGAAAATTTTATCTTCGGGAATTTCTGCTAAATCAATATAATATGATGTATCGGGTACGGTATCTAAAACAATACTGTCCGATTTTTCCGTATTTATTTTTGCAATTTGGCAATTTAAATCTGATATTAAAAAAGTTATAATGTCATCTAAAATTTGCTCAATGTCTTTTATTTGTCGCATAGTTTTTTACCCAAAAATTTTACCCTGTAAATTTGCCTCGCCCGTAAAGCCCGCCCGCCTCATTAACTTAGTTAAGGCACTGCTTAAAATACCGTCGTAATTTTCCTTATCTGCTAAATTTTTAACAAAAGGATCGTTTATTATTTCCCTTTTAGGTAAATTATTTTTTCTATTTCCTAATTGGTGAAATTTAGCAACCGCGCTTTTACTTCCAAAACTAGCCGATTTATTGGTTACATCATTTATATTATCTGGGTCGCCACTGCGCGAAAATGAGCCTGCCATTGTGCCAAATTTAACTAGTGAGGGGTGGGCAAAACCTACGGCACGCATTTTACTTGCTTTTGTTTCTGGTTTTAATTCCTTCCAATATTTTAGATTGCCTTTGTTGGTGTCAAAGAATTTGTCCAAATGTCCGCGAAACTTACGCCCCATTTCTTTATACGCTTCTTTAAGGCGTATTAAATTTTTATCACCAAGTTTTTTAAAAACATCTTGCGCTTGTTTTGAAAATTTTATACCAACATTATCAGCCATTTTAACACCCACACTCGCTACTATCTGAAACTACCCCGCAATCCTCGCAGTCGGGATTATCAGGCAAAGCATTACTTTTACAAATAGGTAAATTCTCATATCGTAAATCTTCTTTGCCGTCTGACATTAAAGTTTTAGATGTGCTATTTATGTAAACTTTACGATTTATTATGTCATCCAATAATTCTAGTGCCTCTTTGCGTAAATTTCTTTTTTTAGTTAAGTCAGCACCGCTAGATTTGCCGTCGGAATTTAAAACCATTTCGTCCACTGTACCCGCAACCAACTTTGCGTGAATTTGTACTATTAGCTTTAAATCGGCTGTGTCGGTTATTGGAACATCGGCAATAGAAGACAATCTATTGTTTATAAAACTTTCCTCACCGTTCAAATGGAACTGTATTTTAGCCTCTGATAAATTAGCAGTGGCACTAAAACTATAACCCAAGAAGTAATTTTTAACATCCGAAACTAAAGCGTAAGGCATTTTAAATCCTCATTGCTTAATACTAAAGCAATTTATACATTCGTTATTTTTTTTATCAAACATTAAATCCATATTGCATTTTTCAGAGCAAAACTTAACATATTTTTTACTCGCACACCCAAATAAAATAAAAAATACTAAAATTATAAATGTTATTTTTGCCATTTAATAAACATTCCTAACAGAGATATTTGCGTTTCCGATTAATATATTTTTATTACCAGTTACATTTCTAACACCTATCGATACCTTTTGTTTTGTTAAACAGTCTACATTGCTATCTCCTTGCAAAGGTAAAATGGTAAGGTCGCCAGACCAAGTACCGTTTCTTTGTAAAGTTAATATAACTCTAACATTGTCAACAAAAATTGCAAATTCTAAACAATGGTTAGCATCATCAGGCTTAACAGATAGGACGGCAGATATTTTATAGCGGACACTAGCCTCTACACCGTCGTTACACTCTAAATAAGATGGCGCATTAAATTTTCCCGATTCTGTACCCATAAATGTGGCAGTAACTTCAAAAGTATTTAAAGCTACATTACTGACTTTATAAACACCACCGTAATTCATTGTCTCAGTTATAAAAGCTATCTCACCATTTTTTAAACCGTGTCCTGCGGAAGTTATGGTTACTTGCCCTCCGCCTGCATCTGAAATAGATGTTATTGAAACATTCCGTTTTGACGCTCCAAACACCCAAGTGGAAGTTTCCAAAACTCCAAATTGAGAAGACACAAAAGTAGCTATTATATTAAATGAATTTTCGGCTACACTAGAAATTATATAAGTACCATTATAATCCGTTGTGTCAGTTATGGTTATGCTTTTGCCGTCGCATAGTCCGTGTTCGTCTGATAAAACCAAAACAAATCCACCTCCAGCATCGGAAGCTATTAATATTTGTTTTTCAAAAGTATCTAGCGCACCTGCCACAAGTCCCATAACAGGATACCAATCACCCATAGTTTTAACATCAATTTTTTCAGTTTGATTTTCAACACCCATTGTTCCGTAAAATTCATTATCGGCTACAACTTCGGGAATTGCTCCAAGTATATCTTCGTTTATTGATAGTCGCACTTTTTCTTGTGCATTTCCATAGGCATAAAAAACTCTTGGTCCGTCACCACCGACACCGTCGGGGTCATCAATATACAATGCAGATTTATTCTCAGGCGTTGCGGGCGGTGTGGAGGTTATTGTAAATACCAAAGCATTTTCTTTTAAAGTAGTGCCTTGAATTAAATCCTCAGTAGTGCTTTTCTGCGTTGCAAAAATTTTATGCAAACCAAAAATAGCAACAACAAAAAAGAGTAGCCAAAATAACTTACACCAACTAAATAATTTCCTTGTACACAATTTTTTTAGTAATTTCATATTATCCCCTTTTATTTTAAATTTATGGTATTGCTACCCTAGATGTCTCAGTCCATACGCCATTTCTGTATCTAAGCGTTAAATTACTTTTATCTGTGTTAATCGAAAAATCTACACCGCCTTCTAAAAATATATTGCCTGTACCGTGTTTTACTACCACAGTTCTTGCAGTATTTGCAGCGTAAATTTGTAAAATCCTACCCTCAAGACCACCGTTAATAGTAACTAAATCGTCAGTTACGGCGTCTGCTTGTGTATCTACTGTGTGGTAGTTACGGGTAGCTGTTATAGCACCTGTGGCAATTGTTAATTCCGTAGGCGTACCGTCTGATTGAGTTCCGTTAATTTCTAATGTTGACAATGGGTTGGTTGCGCCTATTCCAACATTGCCATTATGAGCTATTGTTACTTTTTCAGTTCGTGCGGTAGTTCCGTTTTCGGTAGTATAAATACTGATGTCTATCCCGTTTGCCGATACTCCCCAATTTTCAGTAGCTTTAAACTCAAACATTGCTTTTGCTGTGGTCACCAATGCAGTGCCGTTGTGTCCCGATGCGCCAATTCTGTAAATGACATTGCCATTCAATAATCCAGTCGGCGAAGCGAATGTTCCGTTATATCTGAAAGCGGAAAAATTTGTACTCCCCGCATAAGTTAAAGAGTTAGTCCCTAAATTTCCACCCGCTGTTTTTGTAAATAAAATAGTATCATGCGTATCTATGTAAAAAAAAGCATTAGGTGATGTGGAGCCAAAACTCCACATATTTGCATTTTTGTCGTAAAAAGAATTTGTGTCAAAGTAAATTTTTCCTTTAGTTGCATCGCTTGTGCTTTCTAATGTTAAATTTCCGCCAGCAGTGCTATTGCCATAAATAGTATTTCCTTTAGCATCCAAATTTGCACCAAGTTCAGGGGTTAAATCTTCTACAATGTTTTTAAGGAATGTAGAGGCTAAATAAGTATCTGCAATAGGAGTGCCTTGCCAAGTTCCCGTTCCGATTGTACCCAAAGTAGTTATACTTGTAGCACCCGTCCAAGTGGATAAAGCGGTATTTTCTACATTACCCAAACCGACTTCTGTTTGAGTTACTGCGTGAGGGTTTCCTGTAACTAATTGGCTATGAGTGTAGGCACTGTCCCAATTTGCCGAGCTGTCTGTAAATGTTGACACAACACCGCTTCACTTTTTAAAATACCGTCGGATAATTCACTAAAAACATAGTCGCCTTTTGTTACATCCGTTGTAGTTTCAAAAGTTAAGTCATCACCCGAACCAGTGCCACCTCTGATAATTGGTGATTTAATTATTTCGGAATTTACAGAACCGTCCGCACCGTCAATAGTTACCTTATAAGCGGTCGGAGTATCAGCGTCTTGTGCCACTCCAAATAAACCGCTTAAATTCATTTCGGCTAATTTAGTAGCAACATTTACATCAACCCCGTAAAAATCACCCGCAAAAGAGCAACTGCAAAATAAAAAGAAACTTAATAATAATTTTAATTTTTTTATCATAATTTTATCCTATTAACTTCCACCCGCCCGTTATTGTATACTGCCACACTTGGTCGGCATCTGTAGTGTAAAACTGTATCGAGGTAGTAGGTGTAAGCGCGAGCCTTTCTGCTTCCGTTCCTTCTAATTGTGTTACCGTTATAGCGCCCGCACAATATGTGTCGTCCTCCCGCTCTTTGCCTAAAACATAATCTATTTTTATACCCATTTTATTTGCCTTTTGAAAATTTTAATTATAAGTTAAGCTATCCCTTAAACTCCATTTATTGTCTTCACGAGTATTGCCGTCAGCCCAAACGGTATAACCAACGGAAACTCCCTCAACGGGTTTAACTATTTTTTTAATACTCCATATTGCCTCTGCTTGTTTATCAAAAGAATTTATAACGGCAACGCCTATGTAGACAACCCCCGCCGTTGTAACTTCGTCATCAAATATTTTAGTAACATCACCGCTTACATCGTCCACCCGTACTTCATTAATTTTCCTGCTATCACCTACTGCCATAATCTACCCCCATATTTATTTTTTAGATTTTGCCTCGGCTTTTGCTTTAACTTCAGCCTTAGCCTTAGCTTTTTTGGCGCCGTAATTTTTAACCAAAGTATCAGCCTGTTTTTTTGATATAACTTGTAAATAACCAGCGGGGGTTATTGAAGTCAAATTAAAAAATTCCTTGCCGTCTTCAAAATTTATAACTGCCTTTGTAACTTCCTTTCTGATTAATCCTAAACCTTCTTTATTTTCAATTATCATTGCATCCATTTTTATTGCTCCTATTTTTTTAAAATTTAAGTGGGGGATTTTGAGTCCCCCACCCGCTGTATCAATTAAGTGTTTGTAACCTTTCCCATTTTCCAAAACCCAGCAAGACCTACGCCGAGTTTGACACGTACACCGTATTGTAATTTATTGTTATTTACAACAGAATAATCCTTCATACTAGGTGTATCTAGTCTAGGCGCATAAACTTCTTGCAACATAAACGGTCGCATAAATGGTGTTTCGGCATCCAAAACTTCGACATACCAATCGTTAGCATCCGTAAAAGGATGTGGCATTACTTCTTTTACCAAAGCACTTGCGACAACATTGCCCCCGTTTAAAGCACTTACCGAATTTGATAATCTCATTTTTTCAAATTGCGGTTTAAGCAATGCAGGGCAATGTATTTTTACCGATGTTATGTTTTGATTAAGCAATCTTTTTTCGCCATTTATAGCACCAGTCGCACCGTAACTCATTGACTGCAATTTACCAACTAAACCCAATAAGTCAATTTCTAATTTAGTAATGGTGTCAACGCCTGTGCCTGTCTGTATATTGGTTAAACTTCCGCTTGCGCTATCGTAACTATGACTTGCGGAGAATAACGGCTGACCGTCCAACGCAACTATGGTGTCATTAATTCCCAAAGCTGTAAGCGGTGTGCTGGATGTTCCGTTTTCAATTATTTGTAACATCTGATTAAACGGATAATCCTTTGCCGCCATACCAAGCCACGCTATTGTTTTTACCCAAGTTTCTATGGCGTTTTCAATATCAAAGCTACTGCCTTTGTTTGCAATTTCCTGCAAATCGTCAGCGTCAAACTGTATACCTTTGTCGCCAATTTGATTAAATACAGTCATTTCCCAATTTTCAGCAGGATTTTCATAGATCCCGTTATTGGTAAATTTTCTTAGCCCAGTAAGAAATTGAGCAAAAATATATTTAATACTTTTTTTGCCAACGGCAGGCGAATTGAAAGCCAAAGAGCCTAGACGGATTATGCGTTCTATATTTTATCGTAAAATCTGCCTTTGCTTTTTGATTTAATTTTAGTGCTAATTGTTGTATATCCATTTTTTTATTTTAACTCCTATTAAATTTTTACGGCTACTAAGCCCTGATTAGTGTCAATGTCAACCAATGCGCCGACCAACACATCATTAGTGGTGTCACCTACTAGCGCAACTTCGGTGGAGCTGTCCACATAAACGCTAGTGCCAGCCATAACATCGGCTATGGTTATAGTTCCTGTGTAAGGTAACCAAGCAATCTTTCCGCTTCCCTTTGCTAAAACTTCTAAAGAGAATTTACTGTCGGCTGTGTTTTCTGCGGCTGTTTTAGTAATAGGCTTTTGTGCAATTCCCAAAAATACTTCGCTTGCTGTGTCCCCACCAATTTTACCGTAACCGCTAGTGTCACCATTGATTATGTGTCCTGTTTCAATTGCAAGTGCGCCGTCTACCATTGGCACATTGCGACCTCTAAAGTTTTCTACATATCTAAATCTAGCCATAATTATTTGACCTCCCTTACCGATTTAAGCAACTCAACGGTATACTTTTTTTGGTCAGAATTATGTAACTCTAACTCGCTTTCAGTTAAACCGTTATCCGCTAATTTAACATCCTCGCCCTTGCTTTTCATATTAACAAGTGCGGGCGCTTGTGCGAAAAAATCGTCCATATCTTTGGAAGTTTTAAAATTTAAAAAACATTTTTCTTTCATAGCCTCAACTACTTTGCCGTCAACCTTCAATTTATCAAAGGCAACTTCTTTGTCTTTTAAATTTATTTTTTCGTCTTTGGCACTAAGTTCTGTTTTTAGCGTTTCATTTTCTTTTGCAATGTCATTATATTTTTTTTGATTATCCAAAAGAGCAGGCACATCAATGCTGTGGTCTTCGGACAATTTTTTAATTAAACTTTCTTTATCCATTTTTTCTAACTCCTGTATTTGAAATGAGCGCTCCGATAATTTAATCGGTTCGCCTTTTTGAAAAGGTCTGTTTGTTAGAGCCGCTCCAATAAGCACATTGTCGAAACTCTCGCCCTTTTCATTTACATATCCTTCGTGGTAAAATTCCGGGCTAATGTATTTATACTGTTCTGAGGCTAAAGTTTTCTTAGCCGTATCAGTAAATTTAATTTTCGCCCACAATTCGTCACCATTCTTTTTTGGGTACAAAGCATTAATCCAACCCCACGCTGGTTTTTCGCCCGCGTCGTTGTCGTGTGTATTTTCTATTGAAATATCAATACCACGCACATTGTTGTTAAAATTTGTTTTTAATTGTTCTAAATCTTTTTTAGTTAATGAAAAATTTTCAGACCCTTTGTAATCACCTACTTTAAATAACATAGCCTCGCTTAGGTTTTCCGTACCGTCGCCAAAGTTAAACTCGGATAACTTAAAAGCGCAAGGCAACCCGCGCATTTTCTCACTTAGATTGAATTTCTTTTTAGTTTCCTGTGTAAATAATTCATCGGCAAGACCGTAATCTATTGCCTCTTGCGCAAACATATATTTGTCAAATTTGTAAACATCTGATTTTATTTGCTCCGTTGTTTTGCCCGTGTTTTCTGACATTATTTTAAATATTTGGTTCTCTCTTTTTTCCAATACGCTTACATTTTCCTTAATTTCAGAAATTTTACCGATTGTTCCGCTAAACATTTCGTGTATCATAACCCGCGAATTTTCGCCAACAAAACGCTTGTCGCCTGCCGATAATAGAACCGCCGCCGCACTACCCGCCTCGCCAACTGCAATGGTATAAATAGGGCTTTTAATTCCTTTCATTGCGTCTAAGATTGAAAGCAGAGCATTAACCTCGCCACCGCCAGAATTAATATACATTTTGATAGGTTCGTTACTTTCATTGTCAAAATAGATTAACTGCTGGACAATAAAGTTAGCCATTTCAGTTTCAAATTCTCTAAATATAAAAATATTTCTTACTGATATTTTATCTGCCATAAAATTAACCTCTTTTAAATTTAAGACACAAAAGGGAGCGCACCATATAGATGCACTCCCTTGTAAAAGTGTCTTCATTTAGCCCGATACAAGTCGGTTAAACCCCGTCGGGTTTGCCAAATTTCTTAAAAAATTATCAAAACTACTTTTAAATAATACCAAATTATTTTCAAAAAGAAAGCAAGTAGTTAAAAACTCCGTGTATTCCAAATTGACGGCGGAGGCAATTCGTTGTCGGGCGTTACCTTTGGTTCGTCCGCATATATTGCATCCATAAAACTACGACAACCGAAATGCAAAGGCGGTCTAACCTGTGAAAGCTGTATACTTCCAACGCTATAAATATGCCCGTTTAGCCACCTGCAAATATCTGTCGTCTTACTGTCGTCTACGGCTACATACTGATACGCTTGTATTATGTCAGGGTTCTCTTTGCCAAATTCCATAAAGCCCATATTAGAACCGTCATTAATTAAAAAGCTAGCCGTTGTACCAATATTACCACTGTTTATAAATTTATCCAATTGCTCATTAGCGGCGCTTATTGACTGCTTGACAGTAAAGCCCTTATCCATTTTATTTTGTGCCACAAAAACCGCTCGCACTTTCATTGTTGTGGTTTGACTATCCACCGTGTTTGAACTCATATTTTTTGCGTAAACTTTTAATGGGTCGGGTAAATTTTTAGGGTTAACATCTGGTATCTCTGACAATTTCAGTTTAGTAGTATGTCCGCTTGCATCCTTTTTAGCCTGTTTAAATCCTGAGCTATTAAAATAGCCTATCTTTTTACCTAATCCCTCTTTATATTTATTTACAAGTGGCAACTCTAAAGAATTTAACCCTCTTTGTGCAAGTTCGCCCCTTTCAAGTATTTTTTCTAAGTCGGCTAATAGTTTATCCTTCATAAGCGTTAAATTTGCTTGCATAAAATCAGTTAACAAAGGCTGATTAAAATCTACAAACTCATTGCGCTGTTTTCTTTTTTCTGTAACGGGTTTTTCCGCTAGTTTTAGTTTAGTGGATTTTTCGCTTAATTTAGACTTGTCCTCTAACGGTTCTGGGGGTAGTGGGGCAACCTCTTTTTGTTCTGCACGCTCTGCCAAATCCTCTTCGGTTAAGTTCCGCATTTCCATTTTGGTGCGGATAAAATCCTCGTCCCTATCATTCGTTTTTATTGCGCCCTTTTCTAACATAAGCCCATAATTGGTTATAAATTGTTGTACCTTGCCTTTGTTGACATTAAGCCCGATTAATTTAGGATAAAATTCTTGCTCGCCAAAGTTAATGTCAATCATAGGTTTAATAACCTGCCGATTGAAAACGGTTGAAAGTAAATCAATAATGTACTGCAAACTATTTAAAAAGACTTGTGATTGTACATCACCCAAAGCAAACGAACCGCCCTTACCGCCCTGCCCTAATTCTAAAAATTGAGTTAATGTAGATTTTGCCATTTGCGTATTATGGCGCGCTATCTTTTGGGCAGTTATGGCATTATTATAGTTAGGAAAAATCCACTCAAAAATATAGTCTGGGTATTTTATCATATGAGGATTTTGTGAGCGCCCTATCCTGTTTAAAATAGCTTGTACATCCTCATAGTCTTTGCTACCCGGCGGCACACTCTTAGGTATTGTCATCACGGGAATGCCTAGAGCATTTTTACGCACGCCGATTGTGTCTATAACTTCCGTTTCGGTTTTGCGCTTCCAATCCCAATAAGACCACCGCAATAATGATGTGCCTCTTAAATCATTTCCCTCTTGGTTAAGTACAAAAAATACCAACACATCAAACGGTATGTCCGCCTGCTGTCCGTCGGTCATTCTTTGTTGCACAATTTGATTGTCTGGTTGTATTTCCTCAATAGAAGTTTGCAAGCGGGCTTGTAGTTCTGGCACGGTGTACATAGTGCCGTTAAAGTTCCAAATCTTATAGACTTGCTCAAATAAACTAAAGCCGTATTCCGTCATACTTAACATTTGGTTTAGTAAATTATTAAAAGGTAGTGGATAATTTTTAAAGAAATAATCCCGGCAAAATTGTGTGTGGATGTTATTTGTGTCTTCCTGTCCTTCATTTAAAAAATCCCAATCGGCTGATAAAATAGGCGTTTTAACTGCATTTAATATCATACCTATTTGACTATCAAAACTCATTTTTTCGTATGTGAGCGATCCTTCTCTACCCCGCAATTGTGGCTTTGCCTCTGCCGATACCTCGAAGCCTTCATCTATAGTACCACTATTGCCAATAGCCACACCGTGCACATCATTTGTTTTTGGTTTTTTATATAAATCTGTTAATAATCCCATAGTTTTAAATATCCAAATTCCCAAAAATTCCTGTGTTGCCAGAAATATAATCCTTCATTTTAGTATAGATGCCGTAACGCATTGCATCCATTAAATGGTCTCTAAATTTTACGGGTTCATCAAGCGCATCACCGTCTTTATTCTTCTTCCACGAATAAGATTTAATTTCTTTAATAAGATTTCACTTTTTTTTGTAATACGCAAATTGAATTTTTTAACAAAGTCAATGCCCGATTTAATATTTTTGTCGGCAGGGTGTATATTAAAACCGTGTCCAGCTATTTCCTGTATACGGGCAGGCTCGGCACTATCCGCGAAAATCTCATTGTGTTTGTTCGGGATTAAATCCTTTAAGCGTTCTATTAAATCATTGTTGGTCAAATGCGTTTCAAATAAGACTTCGTTTAAAAATACCTCACCGTCATTTATTAAAATTTCAACGAGTGCCGTTTGTGCATTATAGCCAAAGTCTAACCCATACACTCGCTCGGTGTATTGCTCGGGCGCCGTGTCTATCAGTTCATAGTTAGTATAAATTAGCCCCTCATTATTGCCATACTCACCCAAAGCATAAATCTTATAAAAATTTAAGTCTTGCTTTTTTAAATCTTTTAAAGTTTGGATATATTCTTCATCTAAAAATGGGTTATCCAAATAAGTACTTTTAATCAATTGGCAATTTTCCTGTGGTGTTAGTTTTTCTGATATCCAATTAGTTTCGTTTGGATTATAGCTAAGAAATATTTGGTTTATCTCGCCTGCATTTATTTTACCCGATAGCCGTGTTAAAAGCGTTATATAGTCTGGATAGGTAAACTCGTTAGCCTCTTCCAACCAAAGATAGTTAAACTCTGTACTCTTTATTTTTTCGGGGTCATCCAAAGAAAAAAACTGTATGCGGGAATTTGTGTGTTCAAATTGATAAAAATGCTCTGTTCGGTTATGGCAGTTAATATCGTAAAGCCCCCATTCTTTTAAAAGGTCAATGAAAACTTTATAAGCTGTCATTTTAAGCGCGGGCATTGTTTTACGGCATATCCCTATATTTTTATTGCGTTCTTTGCGCATTTTGTAAGCAAGCAATTGTGCTATGCTATAACTTTTGCTACTGCGAGCGCCACCCACATTGCAAAGCACTTTTTTTATGCTCTCATAGTTTCGTTTAAAAACGCTTGTAAAAAAAACATTGTTGTCATCACTCATTTATTTATTTTTTTATTCCCTACAAAAACTAAATTTATATCGGGTGGCTTATCTTCGGTTACCCTTAATTTATCCGGCACTTTACCTAATGCCCTATCGGCTAACATCTCAAAACGGTGAGGCTCGCCTTTTGCGTAAGATTTAAGCATACTGCTTGCTACATACGCCCTTATTATATTTTGGCTTTTATCACGGACAATTTCCTCTAGCTTTGAAATAGACAGTTTACTCATTTCGGTTATTATTTCAGTATAGCGCAAAATGTTGTCTTTGCGCATTTGCTTTACTTTGGGTGGAATAATAGGTTGACCCTTGCCGAGTTTGTTTCCTTTTTTAAATCCTTTTTTTGGTTTATTATAGTTTGCCATTGTCTTTATTTTCTATGTTGTTTAAATGTTGTTTAAATGTTGTTAATTTTTATCCCTTAAACCAAATTACATAACCCATTAAAAAGTCTATCAAATATTTTGATTGTTTTTAATAGCAATTGTTTAATTCCTTTTTTAAATTTTACTGTCATAAAAGTATAGCCCTAATCAATATGTTATGCTAGCCGTTAAAACGCTAGCAGATATCCAATAAATAAAGTGTCTGATATCGCCTTGCTTAATATATACTAAAGCGGCGCAGATATCTAATATTATTAAAATAGTCGGAAATAGATTAGTGTTCATAGTGGTTTATTTTATTAGCCTTGCCTTATCCCCTGTGTAGTCTTCGTATCTTTTTATTATAACATCACAATAATTTGGGCATATTTCCATACCGTTACATATACGGTCTGTCTTTTCACAGGCAATCAATGTTGAGCCACTGCCTAGAAAGCAATCAAGTATTAATTTATAATCTTTATAATCATTTAAAATATCCTCAAATAATCCTACTGGCTTTTGAGTGGGGTGAACCCTTTCCATTAATTCTTCTTTTCTATTTCCTTTTCTTAATAATCCAGCCCATAAATGCCTATAAATCTTTGCGTTTTTGTCAATACTGCAATATGCAATTTCACAATCCGCAAAAGTATTTTCCATATCAGGTGGTTTCTTATCCCATATTATCCAATTTCTTGTTATTGGTAAAAAATCAGTAAAATAATTTCCACCCCAAATTATAAAGTTTTTGAATCCATTTTTTTTAAGTAATAAATAATTATTTTTCGCAACATTAGTATTTTCATCATTTTCTATTCTCTTGTATTTTCTAGCTTTTACAACCCCAGTTGCTCCAACAAACCCAAGCTTTCCACCGACACCAAGTGTATTATTTTTTACAATATTTATTCCGTAAGGCGGGTCAGTAAAAGCCATATCCGCCTTTTTACCACCCATTAACCGCTTTACATTTTCCTCTTTGGTACTATCCCCGCACAAAAGCCTATGCTTACCTAATTGCCACAAATCACCTGTTTTGCATATAGTGTTTTTACTGTCAACTTCGGGAATAATATCTGCTTTCTTGTCGGGTTCGGGTTCAATATCAAAATCAGCCTGCAAATCAAAACCCAAATCCTTTAACTCTGGCAATTTAAAATCAGCCTCTAATGCCTTATAATCCCATAACGCAAGTTCACCACTTTTGTTATCCCGTACCCTAAAATCTTTTTTTTGTTTATCGGTAAGCCCGCTAATTTTCATTATGTCGCATTCTTTTATATTTAGCTTTTTAAGGGCTAAAATTCTGGTATGTCCGCATAAAATAGTATAATTTTCATCTGTAACAATTATTGATATGTAACCATTTTTTTTAATGCTATTCACAACGGCATCAACCGCACCGTCATTTATTCTAGGATTTTTAGAATATGGCTTTATTTTGTGTACTTCAATGTTTTTTATATATTCTTTTTTTGGATTTGCCATAATAATTTCACTTAAACATTATATCAAATTTAGACTACTAATAACTTAGCTTGTGAATGTTTTTAACCACTCTAAAACAAATACCTTTGGAGCGGTTCTTATCATAATGTAGCTACGCAACTCACACAGAAACCAAAAAAACGGTATAAGATTAATAAAAGTTCCAGCTATTGTAAAAGTAGAAATGTCATCGTACCATTTATCTTTTATAGATAGAACAATCCAAATTAAAAAAAATACTAATATCACTGTGCAAATAAAACCAGATATTCCCAAATAAATAGATGTCATTTTAATTTGGAATGTTAGATATTGATTAACCACATCTGGCGCCTGCTCAGCAACGAACCCCCCCGTATTTTTTAGAATTTTTATTATTTCCTGCGCTATTTCTTTTGTCATTTATTGCTCCGTATTTTTTAGTTTCGTTTCGCCCTAATAGACACCCGACTATTATAAAATTTTCTATTGATAACTATTTTATCGGGCGTTATCTCATAGCTACCATACCACTGCCGATGTTCGCATTTATGGTTCATTCTATTTTTGCAAGTTTTAAATTTAAGACATTCCTCGCAAAATTTATCTAGCTTTATTGTCATCAAATCATCCTTGTTTAATTCCGCACATACTTATTATTTTAATGTATTATATCCTGATTCTATACTATTAAATTTTTTTATATAATTAGATTCTATTTTAGATATATTTTTAATATCCTCTACTATTTCCACAATCTCAAAAATCCAATCAGTTAACTTACTTTTAGATATTGCTTCGTGAAAATTACACTTATCATCGCTCCACGCAAAATGTTGCCACCACCTTAAAGTAAAAGGTTGTGTTGTTTTTCCAACATAGCACATTCCAGTATTTTTATTTGTTATTTTATATATTACAGGAACAGCTTTTTCATTTACAAATAAATTACTTACTCCCCTTTCCTTTTGTTTTTCATTACATTCATCTGAGCAAAATTGTGTTCCTTTGTATTTACAGTTTCCGTCATTGTACAAGTCTATTCTTCTAAACTTTTTTTTACATTCAATACAAATTTTTACATCCCACAACCTATTCAAATATTTATCCCCCGCCCTAATTTCCCTTAGGTTTAATAAAAAATCATTGCTATCTAAATCTTTACTTAATACTCGCATAGGGAATTTTTTAGAATACATTTTATTTATCATATCCCTTGCTTCTTTATTATTTTTTGCGCTGACTTTATAAGAATACAATGGGGGGAATAACCATCCATATTCTGATTTACCTTTTATTTCAAAATAAAACTCCATTATTTAGAATCCTCAACCTTTTTGTTTTGCCACCCTTTGCCGTCGCATTCCTCGCAACGGTGTTTTCCGTTTTTACCCCTGCCGTCGCAAAATCTACATTTAACAGAAACTAATTTAGGTTTTTCATCTCTAATTAATCTATTTCCAATATTGAAGTGTTTAAATAATGCTTTAAAAAATTCTTCCAAATAGTCAGCCCTCCAAGCGTGTTTTACATAGGTGTGCGCCCAATCAGAATAATGGTAATTATTTCTGCTCAAGTGTTCCTTAGCGTCTTTTTCTGTAAGAAACATTCCGCTTTCAGTTTCAATCCATTGATAATTCCAAGCTGTATAATCTTCTTTTTTTCTTCGCTCAAGTTGTTGTAATTATCACTACTAATTGCAGTTTCACTATCTTCTGTTAAAAAATAATCAGCGCCGTCTTCATATCCTTCTTGTGCTGATACTTTTTTTCTATCAAGAATAACATAAAAATATGGAAACGCTGTATGCCTATTATTCTGTGTAGCCATTTCTTTTAGAAAGTCTTTTATTATTTTACCTGTCATTATTTCCCCCATATTAAAAATATTAGTGTAACCAAAAACAGTACGCAACCTAAAATCAGCATTGGCCAAGTGCTTATAAAAACAAAGTCAATTCGTTTTAACAATCTAAATAATTTCATCATTCCCCCTTGTTTATATTTGCCTATCATATATAGCCCCCGTTTCAAAGTCTAACGCCCTTTGTGATATTAAACACTGGTCTATATTACTTGTTATCCTAAAGTGGCACACGAGGTAGCCTAATAAGAATGCGACTAATACTATACAAGCTAATTTAAAGTTTTTCATTTAATCCCCTTGTCAAAGTTTTCAATGTCTTTTAATTTATTAGCAATATGCTTTAATGTCATTGTTAATTGGTTTTCGTATCCTAATGGTTTTTCAATCTGTCTGGCATATTCAATTAAGTGCCGTGGTGTTACATTCTTTGGTAAAATATCTCGCACATTTTTAAACAGGTCTTCGTCTGTTACTATAACCGCAACATCCATTTTTGACTGCTTTTTCTTGTTAAAGGTAGCACCGCAACAATCATTGCTTTTAACTGTTTTAAGCGCATCGCTATCTACATACATTTTTTTAATCATTTAATCCTCCGTTTCATCTTCATATTTTTCTATAGTTACTAAACCCTGATTGCAAAATTTACAAGGTCTGTCTATATCGTCTGAACATTTAACACTACCACTTCCACCACAATGTCCGTAAATACAACTTATTTTATTTGCCATTTTATCCTCCCCTCTTTTTTTAGCCACTTAGCCATTTTTGAAAGTGCTTCTAGTGGTGATTTGTGTTTAAAACCTACCAATAAATCTGTATAGATATAATCAATTCCATTATCTGCAAAATTTCCGTGTTGATATTTAACTAGATATTTTTCAATTCCTTTTAAAAACACTAAATCGTATCGTACATTACGATTAATGCAGTTAGGTAAAACTTCTATACGATTAATGCAATTAGGAAACGCATCTAAAAACTCGCGGATTGTGGGGGCGGGGATTTGATATTTTAAAAGGTTCTTATTAGCGTTTTCTTTTAAAACTAATTCATAAGTATTTGGTTTGTCTTTTTCCCAAGTAACCATTTGCCAAACATACAGAGTCGGTTTATCCCATTTCAATTCCTGACAAGTTTCCAAACTAGGCACTTCTTTTTCTAATGGGTTCATTTTTCACCTCGCAATAGTTCTGGGTTTTGGTGAATGTCGCCTATTATTTCAAACTTTTTATCTTCTCTTAACTCAACCCAGTTGTCTGGGTTTTTACTATTCTCATAAGCCAGTTTAAATGAAGCTGTTTTACTATCCCAAATTATTACATAAATAGCTTTAATCATTTTGCATATATCATTTTCATAACTTAATTTTTTATTTTTGCCAAATTGTCCCGTGCATTGCATTACATAGCAATCCCTCAACCTAATTTTAACAACTGGATTATATTGCACCGTAATAGTTGGCTCTCCGTAAAAATTAAAGCACAACACTTCATACATCTTTTTTAACTCAGGACAATAAGCCCTAAACTTAAATCTATTTTCCATTGTTACACTCCAATAGTTCTGGGTTTTGGTGGATATTTCCGATTATTTCTATAGAATAAGCCTTACTATCAAAGACAAAACACTCATTCTTTTTGTTAACGAACCAAAAGCCCATACCAACAAATTTAACCGTGTAAATGTGTCCTTTGACCCTAATAATGTCGCTCTCATAAATTGGCTTTCCCTTTTTGTCTGATACAGGTATTCGTTGCATTAAAAACTGAACTGGTATATGTTGCCACTCCTCGTTGTCATCAATGTAGTATCCCCAACAACTATCTAAATCTATTTTACTTATTCCTTCCATGAATCCAGTTACTTTGTCAAATCCCCTAAATCCTAATTTATTTTCCATATTAACATCACCTTTTTTAATTTCGCTCATACTACCTCCGCTTTATCCACTAAAATAGGCACTCGCTTTTGTTCGCCTTCTTTTAAATTTAATTCAGGCATAAAGTAATGTTGAAAAGAAAATTTACGCAAACTATTACTTTGAAATATACCATTTTCAAATTTCATTTTAAATATATCAAGTTTATAGCCTCTACTCCAGATATCCCTAGCCACATAAATATACCTCTGTTTCTTTTCTGCCATTATACTACCTCCTTAGTTTTGATGGAGCGGACAAGGATTTGCACCTTGTATGTAAGCTAGATTTCCTACTAGTGCGCCTAGTTTCTATGTGTATACCTTTTCCACCACCGCTCCAAATTTTTTAAGAACTATTTACTTCCATTCCAACAGTGTAATGTTCTTTTTTTAATTCCCATACCTGTTGAATTTATATCAAAATAATGCTGTTTGTCGCACACTTTAGCATCTTTAAAATTCCAACACGAACTTACATTTAGATTATTGTTACCGTTGTAAAAATTCTGACGACACCCACGACACATTGTTTTTTTTGGTTTTAATGTTTTATATTCCCTTATCACAATTCCTGTTCCAACCATACCTACCTCCTATTACTTCCTCAATTTTACTCGCCTACATATGGACGCTACAAAACTCCAACTAGGTGGCATATTATCACGCCAAATAGCGGGCACTACCGTTTTAATATGATGATTTTCTTTATATGTAATTACTTCCATTAACCCGCAATTTAAGGGGATATCAGAATTTTTTAACAAACCTTTTGGCGCTACAAAATAAAATTCATTTGACATTGCCATAGCAAATCTTCTCTTGTTAGGATTTTTTATTTCCCGCAAAAAATCAGACCTTGAAACTTTTATTTCAAATGCCATTCTTTGAAACTGCTTTGACGGGTAAGTATTTAAAACAAAAACATCAATGCTACCTGTAACAATTTTACCATAACCAGTCCCATTTCTTAATTCATCAAAAACTATATACTGTCCGTTTTCGTGATTATATTTTTTTTCAATAAGTTTTTTTATTAATTCGCTTGTCATTTTATATCCTTCCTCAATTTAACCCGCCAGTCCTCGCCTTTTAGATTTATTATTTTGCACATTTGGTTTAAACGGCTGGATATCTCACCCACCAGGCTAAGTTCAGCTTGGCTTGTTATAATCAATCCCTTTTGTTTCCTTTCGTAAAAAGTGTTTACAATTTTAAATAACACTGTGTGCGTAAACTCGCCGTATTGTTCAGTACCCATATTGTCAATAAGTAACGGCTTACTGCATAATTCATCAATTAAATCCCTTTGTGCTAATGCGGAATTATGAGCGCCAAAAGTTTCTTTTACTTTACTCAAAATGTCAATAAAAGTGTACCTGTTAAATTCATTGCATTTGCGTATTAAGGCAGTCGCAAGGTGGGTTTTACCCCTGCCTACATCGCCCCAAATGTAAAGGCTAGTGTTAGGGTAGTCTGCACATTGAGCCAATATATTTTTATCGGCAAAGTTAAAATCTGTGTATTGTTCATCGGCATACTGACCCCCGACTTTACTTGCCTGTATATTTTTTTGTTCCATTTCTTTAAAAAACTTTAGCTTTTGGCACGAATGACATTTACCGTCAACCAAAATTAAATGGTGATTGCATACAGGACACCACTCGGGTTCAGTAAGGCAATACTTTTTTATCATTTGTCGCTCCTGTGGTAAAATTGTTGCTACCTTTTGGCTCAAAAAAGCCCTGATAGTTTGAACCTATTGCCTTGTCTACAATGTTTTTAGCAATTGAAGGGTTACTATTGCTCCATTTTAAAAGATTGTTGTATGCAGTTTTTAAACCAATAGGTTTATAGTTTTCCCCTCGCTCCTTTTTATAGTCTAGCCATTTTTGAAATATGGGTTTAAGATTTTCGGCAACAAAAGATAAATCTATTTCTATCTTTTTTGGTTTTAAAGGGGTAGGGGTTATATTATTAACATTAGCATTAACATTAGCATTAGCATTAGCATTAAGGTTATCTTTTGGTAATGTCTTGGTTATGTCTTGGTTATCTTTTGGTAATGTTTTATCTGGATAATATGGGTTCGTTAATCCCTTTTTAAAATTAGGATTACCACCCTTAGCCCCATTTTTTCTAAGAGTTTCGCGCTTGTTAAAATTGTCATCTAATCTATTTTTTATATATAAAAAGGCATTTTCTACAGCAGTAGTAAAACTCATTGGTATTTGGTTATGTTCCGAATAAGCTATAAGGGCATCCAATAAGTCGCCCTTTTCTGCTTGTGTTAGAAAATTTATTATGTATTTAAAATCGTGGTAAAATATAAATGATTTATCTTTTTCGTTCGCCATTTTCAAAAGCTCCGTTCTGTAAAAGTTCCGTTTCCGTGTCCGTATGTATGTGCCAAATCTCAGACTTTATTTCCTTTTTTAAATTAGGATGCGCACCTGATATATCAAGCAATGACATTATTTTAGCTATATGTTTTTTGAAATATTGTTTTGTTAATGTTCCGTTCATAGTTCGCACCGTTTTACTACTACCATTATTCTAGCACAATTATTTTTTAATTGCAAATGTTATTTAAAATAACGTTGGATTTTTAATCAGGTCAATTATAGATATAATATCGGTATAGCCCGCATCATTTTCTTTGGCTTCAATCTCTACCTTTTTGCCAATCATAGACTTTAATTTTTCGCCCAATTTTGTATCAAAAGTAGACGCCCATTTTCCGTTAATGCAAACAGAAAACCGCACCCATTTTTTACCGACATCACTTCCATTTTTTGTAAAAACTTTATCAAAAATTCCAATCATTTTATTATGTCCTTTATAAATTTATTCATTGTTTCAGCGTTGTTAATAATCCGATACTCAAAGCCCATACTTTCCACACAATTTTGAAAAACCTTCTGGCTATCAGATTGAGGTCCCCCACTTTTTAATACAATGCGCTTGCCTGTTTTGGCACTTATGGTATAGGTGGTAGGGGCTTTAACTTCAACAAAGTAAGTCTTTTTATTGTGCAATACGATAATATCAGATACGCCCGCCATAACCCCCTCTCGCTTTAATTTTATGGCAGTTAGTTTGTTGCGCAGTCCACCGTTAGGAACGGCAAAGCAGAACACACCTTTATTGCGCAATTTGCTTATAAAAACACATTGGAAATAATGCTCATCATTATTTTTTTTTATTCTAAATTTCATATATCACTCTCCGTATTTTTCTATGCAGGCGGCTGGGCGTTTGATTTTATGGTTAAATATTCCATAAAAATAAAGCATAATCCTATAAAAAAGGTTAAGTTTAATTTTTTTAACAAATCTTACGCACATATAACAATTAAATAAACAGCTATAGCGAATATTAAAACACCCATTACAATATTTCGGGTCTTTAAGTTTAAACTTTATTTCTGGCATTTTGTACCTCCCGCCATAAAAGAACCCATACCAATACCAATTATTAAGTACTCAATGTATCTTAATTTAATATTATCTAGCCAAATCAGACAAGAAAATTTATTTATTAAGTAAACAATAATTAGGCAACAAAACATAATAAAACCCAATTCCCTCGCTATTGAAATACATTTATCTATTTTCATTCAAAACCTCCTCTGCCTTTTCGGTTAACATATCCATATTTTTTTGGATAAATTTTTTATGTATTCCTAAATCAAATTTACCAAAGTTCCCCTTTTCGTTTTCAACACCAACAACTTTTGTAGAATGTATGTCGTTAACAACAAAACCCGCAGGTGATACTTTGACTGTGCTAATACCCACACCTGTGTCTAGGCTGTCAAATTCAGCCTCTCTATATTCAGCATCCACCAATAGTTCTAAATGTAAATTATGTAAATTACCGTCATAATGAAGATATTCAATGTTTACTGTTTTTTCCATTATTATTGCTCCCCCATATTTAATTTATAAGCACTAACTTTTGTGCGTGAGTGCGTGGTAAATACACGCCCGCTAACTACAATTTTACCGTCTTGTGCAAGTTCGGTTAAGCGGGGGCGGATTGAAGTGATAGGCATACTTAAAGCCTTTGCAAATGTAAAGGCATCTATCCCAAAAGGCGTATAGTTAGCCTTTAAAAAGGCAAGTATTAAATCCCTCACGAAACTTTTATCCACCGCCTCGTGTGCCTCGTTGCGGGCGTCTCTGCTATGTGTGCTGGGTTTTCTATGTGTAAATAGTGTTTGTTGCATTTATTTTATCCTCCCCTTTATTGCATTTTGCATAACACTAACCTGTCTTTTGTTATAATTAATAAAATAGTATTGGCATTTTTGGCAAATATCAATATTGTTAAATTTAGTGTACATATGGCATATATCTTTTTTCCTACAAGTTTTATGGTTCATAATCCTATTTCCTTTTTAGTTTTAAAATTCAGGTTCAGGTATTTCTATATCATTTTCAGCTGACCAATTTACTACATTGTCTATAAACTGTGCCATTTGCTTAACTGTGGCAGTTACTAATGTTTTAGGTACTCTAGTGACTGTGTCGGTTTTAAGTAATATTTTTTCTTCGTAAAAATACATTAATTTTAGATCAGTGTGCAGTCTATCTAGGGAGTAATCTAGCCGTGTGTAGCCGTCATCATAAAGTCTTCTTAGTATAGTCGGTAAAACTACTCCCCAATAGTAATCTCATTGTTTTTGTGATTTAGTGCCTTTCATTCTTTTTGCAATTAGCTTAAAAGGAATACCCATACTTAACGCTTTTTGAAAGTCATTATCAAAAGCTACCTGTAAGTCGCTTTCTGTAAATATGTAGTATTCCTTTGCCATTTTTATCTCCTAGAAGGGAATATCGTCAGTGTCATCATTTTGTTTAACAGGTGCTGGTTGTGTGCTATTGCCCTGTTGTTGAGGTTGTGAGTATTCACTTTTCTTTTGGCTAGGGTCAAATACAGTTACTGATTTTTCAGCAATTTTTTTAACAATTAAAAGTAAAGAACCTATGTCTTTTTTATTAAAATTATTAGTATTTTGTATTGTGCCGTCCTGCCCCTTATAGGTTTTCTGAAATGAAAAACTATGTGAAGTGCCTCCGTCATCATATTTATTTTCCCAAACCGAACACGATACTCCGCCCATAGAATATTTTTTTACTGGTGGTTTTTTTTCGTTCATAATTATCTCCTTTTATTTAGTATTTACATATCCATTTTTTAAGATATAATTCTTTGTATTCCTCTGCACCTTCCATATGTATCCATTCCCAAAAATCAGATACAGCTTGTATCACATCATCAATAGTATCTATAGTTAATGTATAGTGTTCTTTTGCTATATTTTTACCATCAGAAATTAAATACATAAACTTTTTTATTGGTGTGCAAATCATATAGATTTTATGCTGAACGCTAAACTGATATTTACCTGACTGATATTTACCGCTTTCTATTGAATTATCAGCGCACCGTTTAATATCTATAATGGTATCCTCTTTTATTACATCTGCCCTACCGTAAAGCAAAAACATTTGCCCATTAATAGATATATCTCTTTTTACCCTAACTTGCCAAGTACCGCCTTTGACAATGTCTGCCATTTCCTGTGCTGTCGGCATTTGCTTAACATTTTGATTGTCGCAAATAGCCATTACATTGTCCTCAAACGCTATCCCCTGTAACATTAAAGCATTTGGTTCAAACTTATCCTTAGCAAGTAACGCTTTAAATTCATTATTTCTTTTTTCACTATCTATTTTTTTAAAGAAATAAAAAGAATTTAAAAGCGTAGCGGTTATTAAGTACTTAGTCATTCTTAGCCTCTGCTTTTTTTACTGGCTCTGCTTTTGGTGTATCATACTTTTTTGTTTTCTTATTAAAAATAACACCTCTGTCTTTTGCCGATACCGATATCATACTTCTAAACTTAATATGGCTATCCCATATTGGAGCAAACGCTTTAATCTCTAAAATAGCATTATTTAAGTCTTCGCTATCTTCTATTATTATTTTGCATTTAGCTATAAGTTCGTTGTAATTTTCGCGTATTTTAGCCTCTTCTTTTAAACGAATTTCGGTAGCTTTTACTATATTTTCGCTAATAAAAATGTTTCCATTTCTAGTATGATTAAGCTCAATATAATTGTCTAATCCTAGTGAGTTTTTAGCGTAAAACTTTTCAGTAGGTGAGAATTGTATAGTTCGTTTTTCGCCTATGGCTTGCATATAGCCTACGAAGTCTAATAGCTTTATAATATCAGCGCCACTGCTACCCTGTATGTCTGGGCGCACTATACGGTCATCTCCTATGCGTTCCTCTTTTTCGTGAGCAATAAAAATAACATTTTTGCGTTTACTTGCCACTAAAGTTAGTAGTCTTTTAAATTCCGTTTTACGAACTCCGTAACCTTGCAAAGTAAGAGATTTATCTCTCTTTCCTAATTTAGGATTTCCACTAATAATATGCGGGTCGATCATTGTTATCAATTCACCTATAGTGTCAAATACTATTGTCTTGTAATCGTCTATCTCATTAGAATTTAATAGCTCTAACACCTGTGCATAGTTCTTAACTTCTAATGTTGGTATACGATACTGTGCCTCAACACGGTGCATACCTCTATCGGCATCTATGCAGACAGGGTTTGGCGCACTTGCCGCTAATGTTGACTTTCCGATACCAGGCTGACCGTATATTAACCCTTTAATTAATGTTTCCTGTTTTATTTCTGACGGTTGTGTTATCAATCCCATAATTTACTACCTCCGTTTTTTTATTTTAATACTAATATTTTGCGTATAATCTTTTCGCAAGGTTTCCTGCCTTTAAGATAATGATATACTGTATTTTCACGCACATCTAATCTTGCGGCGACTTCAGTAATTCCCATTTTTTTAACAAACTTCCTTAAAATACTTTCCCATTTTGCTACTTTCATATTTACCTCCTTTTAAGTTTAATAATTATATAATATTTGTTAAACATTTACAATGATTATTTTTAGCCACAAATACCATTTTGAGAACTTTGTTCGGATATATCCGTATTGGATTTTTGGATACTACAATCAGGGCACTTGTGGTCCCATTTCTCAAATCTGATAAATAGGTATCTATTACCGCCAAAAGTTATCAATCTTTTTTTACATTCTTTGCAAGTTTTACGCCTGTGCCATTTGCCGAACCCAAAGAATTTAAGCAGTCTTTTAGTGGTGCTAATTTTTCTTTTTTAATCATTTTTTTGCTCCTTGTTGTTTATTTCCATATCTTTTGAAAGTGCAGTGTTTAATTCCATACTATACTTACCAACAGTTCCGTCTTCAATTCGTAGGAAACAGGTGCAACTATCTTCTTTACAATTATGACAAAGATGTGGGTATTTTTTATAAACCTTACGCACATTTTTTAAAGGGTCTTTAATCATTTAAAGTGTCCTCCGCAAGTTTAAGTTTAGCGCAAACATTTTTATATAGATTTTCCCAATTAATAACCGCCTCGCTTAATAGCTCGCATTTTTCGCAAGGCACTTTTTCCGCCAATGCCTTCTCTTTTAATTTATTTTGTGCCCCTACTGCTGTGTTTATTATTTTTTCAATTGCTGTCATTTAATCCTCCCTTAGCTCACATCAAAGAATTTTAAAAAAGTTTTCAATAGGTGGTCGTAATCTCCAGACATTGCCTCTTTTGAAAATTCATCAAATATCTTAGGGTCTGCATTTTGCTCGCGCAATTGTCTTTTAGCACTTGACAACAACATAAATGCGTTACCGTTACCACCGACTATTTTAATTTTATACTGCCCATATTTAGGTTTGCTCATTTAATCCTCCTGTCCGTAGTCTACATAGCTTATCCACATAACTTCATTTATTATGTCCCAGAATTTTTTCGTTATGGCTAAACCTGACACGCCTCCCTCCATAAAACCTTTTTCTCTCCATTTTTTTAAAACCTTTCGGTCATCACCGTTAAGTTTGCGAATCTCTAACTTCTGGTTATTCATCATTTCGTACTGAATATAAGGCATTAACCTTAATTCCGTTATTGAAATTTCATATCCCAATAATTTCTTTGCTAATTTCTGCACCCTATCTGTTAGTTGACCTCTGCCTTTCATTTAATCCTCCGTTTTAATTGTCTTCAATGTTCCTCTAAAAGCTTTTAAATACGCCTCAGTGCTATGACCTATTCCTTTGTATATTATAATACAACTAGTCATAAACAACGATTCGGCCATTCCGCATTTAGGGCATATTTCTGTTTTATTGTCATAACGCAATAATGCTACCCTTGATTTTTGCATTTCTTTTTTACATACTGGACATATTTTCAGTTTCATAATTTAATCCTCCCTTAGTTTTTAACATTTAATCCATATTGTTCTGCAAAAGATTTTTTTACCCTTTTAGGAAACTTGTCAATTTCTTCTATTTCTAAAACAATTAAAGTGGCGAAAAATCCCTCATATAGCCCAGTATCTAAATTATAATACTTACGGCTAAAGCCTCTTTCAAAAAAACACAACTTATTTTTAATAATCCTAATTTTACCGTATTTAGTCTTTGTGGCACTTCCAAAATAATCAGTAGTTATTAAATACTTTAGCTTAACTTTTTTATTGACAAATTCTTGTAATTGACTTTGAAAACTTTTATATTTTCTCCCCAATTTTGTTTTAAGAAAATTCTCGGAAATACCGTGATTATCATCAATATATTTTTTTAATTCGTTATATATATTATTTTTCATATATTGCCTCCCAACTATTAGATTTTTTCTAATAGTTTAACACCTTCTCTATAATCTTAGCCAAAATGTAGGCTAGACCCGCGCAAATTAATAGTATTGTCATTTTATCCCCTTTGGTTTCAAATTTAGAACACACAACAAAAACGGTTAAACCGTTATCGGCTATCATTATTTTGTTTTTTCCATTTTTATATAATTGGCTAAAAGCATACAAAGCGTAACCGTTGTCTTCTTCCTCATAATTATTTTTAGATTTTAAGCACCCCCCGAAATAGCAGACCTCGTAAATCTTTTTTTGCAAATTGTGTTCGCTTATTATAGTTTTGATAGCCTCACCTTGCGAAAATGGCGCATCAGGCGTTGCAGGTTTCCAATTAAGCGAATTAAATTTATTTATTATCGCTTGTTTATCAAAAATATTCGCATTTTTAGTTATTTTTATGTTCATTTCAGCTCCCTTGTGTTTAATTTTCAAGCATAGGCTCATTAAGCCTACGCCAAAAAACTAAGCTATTTCCTTAATTTCAAAAGTATTAAATCCATCAGCGTTGCAGTTTTCTTTGCAAATTAAATCAATGTCGTTGCTGTTTAGATCGTCAATGTGCTTGTTGCAGATTTCAATTTCTGTATCGTCTTGTTTTTTGTACCAATCAAATAAATTTGATAATGGTATAGTTTCCGTTTTACTTCCTGCTTTAAAAATTACTTCCAAGTAGTTATTTTTAATTTCGTTTTTCATTTTAGCTCCCTTGCTTTTTTTAATTTAACTAACTTTACTCTCTATAATAATTATAGAACAATTATTAAACATTGTCAAGGGTTATTTTTAAACTATTTTAATACTTTTTAATACAATTTTATACGATTTTTAAGAGTGGTTGCATTCAAAATGTAACTAATCTGTTTAGAATGTACAATCTATTTTTAAATTATTTTTGTTTTTTGTGTAATAAAATACCCCTTCCTTATATATAAGGAAGGGGAAGGAAACAACTACTACGGAGGAGAAAATATTATTTGCCGAATTTTTTAGAGATAAAACCTCCGACAAAACTATGGTTAGTATTACAATTATAATTTAGTATCACGCCAAACTGTATTAAATTAGCGTCAGGCACATCAAATATATGCAATAGGGCGTCAAGTCGTGCCTGTGCGGACAATGAAGCGTGTCCAGTATAATCTGACACCGCCCATAAACCGCCAATGTTGAAGTTTAATAGTTCCGCACCAAAACCGCTGACTGTAACCATAGGTATAGTAACCCCTAAGTATGCCGAGCCGTCCATTTCCATTGCACCAATAGCGCTGATATTTTCTAGCGCAGGTTCTAATTTAATAAAGCCGTCGCCTGCCTTACACATTACGCCTGTGCTCAACACAAAGACTAAACTTAATACTGCTATTTTTATTTTTCTATACATATTAAAAACTCCTATTTTCTGTTAAATTTTACTTACTAATTTTAGCCACGCCTGCCCTGACACCCATAATTGCCAAGCCTTGAGATATTAAAATACCGCCGTCGCTTAACAATGCAGAACCGCACCAATTTATAAAGTCGCCTATGGTAGCAAAGTCCACAACGGTATCTAACATTAGGGAAACGCCCTGTAATATCATTATAGCGCCTGCCAAGTAAGCCTTCCTACCTTTTAAAATACCCTGACATAAACTAAATTTTTCCTTGTATTTTTTTGGAGTAAAAAGATTTATGAGCATTTTTTTCATACGGTTTTGTCGCCCCATTTCTTGCTAAATATTTTATTAAGAACATCTACGAAGCTGTCAACGGCAAAGCCGATTATTTTAGCTTCAGTGTTTTCTCTAATGATCGGAATATTAATTATTTTATTTAAAATGGCAATAGCTAAGCCCTTTTTGTCTTCGCCACTCAAACCGTCTTTAAGCCCTAAAGTTTCGGTCAAACTCAAAACTTTTACAAGCGACTTAAAAAAGATAACTATCCGCTTAAAAAAACCTACCGATTTAATTTCTGCTTCAATCTCAAAAACTAAATCATTGCTTGCATCTATAACCTCATACGCCTTTTTTTCGTAGTTCATTTTTTAGGTCTCCCTATTGGCCCCTTACCTTTGCCAACGCCTAATCCCTTACCTTTGCCTTTACTTCTTATTTTACTGCCCGGACATTTTTTTTTCATTTTTTTATTCTCCTTTGTTTTTTTTACTTTGTAAAATGTTGGAAAATAGAATTTAAGTTTAAACCCGATTTTCTTAATTCCAAATCCTTCTAATAATTTTAGCAAATTTTCAAGCATTATTTAATCCTCGTATATATTTTTATATTATTTACAATCTCGCAAGTAAACACCTGCCCGTTTTCTTCAAGGCAAGCTGAACTTATGTGTAAGAACTTATCATATAAAATTAACTGCCCATATTTTAATTTTAATTGGCAGATACCAAACGCTTTTTTTATATCAAAATCTTTTACATAAAAATCTAATGCCTCACCGTAAAGGTGTTGGCTATTAAATGAACCGCCAATATGGGTGTTTAGCGAAAGTCTACGAAAGCAACTAGTCACAATTATATGCTTACCCACAATAGCCCGTAACGGCTCTAAAACATAGTTACATAGCAAACGCAATGGCTTTATGTATTTTGTGCCGTTGTGCCTGTTCTGCGCTAAATACTGACTATGGTTAGTATGCGTTAATTCGTTGTAGGTGAAATGGGGGGGTATTTTAAAGTTCATTTATTGCCTCGTAAAATAAAACTGCTTTGCAACAAGGGAATTTACACTCTTTTTTCTTTTTACATTTTTTGCAAAAATCTTTTACAGTTTCCATAGTTTTATTATACTCTTTTTTTTGCATAGATTAACCCTGATATTGGTTAGCCCCTAACCCTAACTTTAAATTTTGGTTTAACATATTTTGACACAAAATCTTTAATATTTTTTGACCGATACCATTTATTTCTACCTTTTATTCGCCATTTACCACTATAGGAATATATATATCTTCCATTTATTAAAACCATTCCTGATGAAAAACTATCTGATTTAAAACTACCTTTTGTATTTTTACGGTAGTTCATATACCACTCAATATGGTTTACTATATTTTGTATTGAGTAAATAGCCTCTAATAGTACTAGATGATGGCTGCGTGGAGGGTTATACAATTTATCACTTTTAGCCCAAATTAAATCAGCTTCATCACATATTTTTCTTTCTTCTTCAATTTCTTTTTTTGTTACAAGTTCCATTAATTAAATCCTCCTGTTATTTAGATACATAGTGTACTTTATTAATATATTTTTTTCATAGTTATTTTTTTAAAAATCTTAAAGCCGACCTAAACTCTTTTAATCCTATCATATAGTATAGAGTTTTAATTAAATAGAATAATCTCTTATAAAATCTGCCTATTTTTTAAAAAAAAATATGACAGTCGCAAGATGAATGGTTATAGTCGGCTTTATCACTTCAGTGCTTGCACATTTTTAGCGTCTTTTTAAGATTTATAGAGCAGTACCGATTAACTACTCTCTTATAAAAGAATAAGACGCCTCCCCAAGAAAGCGTCTTAAATCTATTTTATCTGCTTGGGGTCAGATTTTTACTACTCAAATTGTATGTATAGTTTAGCAAAGATACAAAATGCTTGTCAACGCCTTTTTAAAAGGATATCTTCTATACGCTTTACGCCTTCATTCGTTTCCGTTTGCTGTATCATTATATTATTTTGATTTGTCTTTAATTCGGTAAATTTAAGTTTAATTGTTGTTATCTGTTTAATTTTCAATGCTTAGTATCTTACCGTTTTCAGCGTCATTCTGTACATCTCTTATGTAAAATGCTAAAACAAAAAATGCCCCTACTATAAATACAATCATTCTTGACTTCTTTAATGTTGCTATATCTAAACACATTATATACCCCTTAATTTTAAAATCCTTCTATCCAAAAGTTTAATTGCCCTAATAAATATGTATAAATAAGGCACAAGTTCGCATACTAAAAATACTGTATAAATTTGACCGTAGAAATAAGATGTATATAAATCTACATTTGAGAAAACGAAAGAAATAAACCAAAATTCAAATGATAATTTTAGCAAGTCTAATATAAGTTTAAAATTAGCCAAAAATTTATTATAGATAACGCAATGCTTTACATCTATTGCCTTTTGAAATTGCATACAGCGGTTGTATATGGCTTTAATTAATATATAATTTGCAATAGAAATTAAAAATAAAGATGTATTTCTATTTGCGACAAGAATATACCAACACACATCTAATCCATTAAAAAAAAGATGTGTTAGCTTAAGTACAACCGCAACGCAATGCAATATAATCACCATATTTTATCCTATGCAAAAGTAGGTGGCGGTTTTTTTGGGGGGTCTTGAATTGTTCTGATATCTAAAAATTTTAACATTTTATTACCTCTTTTAATTTTTTGATTTTTAGTTTTACAACTAAATCTATTCTACTTCTGGCTCAATTTCCGACGGGTTGACATAGTCCTGTTTTACCACATCAAAAACAAAGCCCCTACTATAGTTTTTGTCGGCTGTCCGTTCCAAAATACTGTCAAACCCTTGCTCTGTTTTTATTTTTTCCGCAAAGGCTAAATCTGCTACTATCACATTTTCAATTACTTCATTTTTAATCAAACAAAAAACTGTATTCATTTTTTTACCTACTATAAATTAAGATTACTACACCGTTACCACCGTTTCCGCCTGTGTTATTGGTAACATTCCCGCTTGCACCGCCACCACCACCGCCGTAATCTGCGCCGTCTTCACGGTTGAAACTTCCGCCGTCGCCACCCTTACCACCTTTTCCGTTTTTAGTGCCTTGCCCCATTAAACCACCACCACCACCGCCACCGACACCGTTTCCGCCAGCAGAACCTCCCCCATTACCACCAATGGCGTAATACTTGCGTAAAAAATTGTATTTTGAAATTTGCCCGCTTTGCGCTAATACTGCGTAGTTATTATAATCTACTACATCACGAGCCGTATTTGTGTTATATTCGCCTGTGCCACCCGCTCCCGTGCCAGTCGCACCGTCATTTGCACTGCCACCACATCCGCCAGCGCCAGCGCCACCGCCACCGCCACCACTTCCACCGTTAAAGCCACCGCCACCTGCGACAAGATTTCCAAATGAGGTTGCACCGCCATTACCGCCACTAGCACCGCCAGCACCTATAACTATATTTATATTTGTGTCAACGGGTATTGAGTTATAAATTCTCACAAAACCACTACCGCCACCGTTACCACCGCTAGTTCCTACACTAACATCACCGCCAGCACCGCCACCAATTAAAATAGCCTTGTGTATTATTTTAGAGTTTGGTGGTGTCCATAGTGCGCTAATTTCTATAAA